GAGAGTAGGCTTTTGTGTAAATAGAAAACATGTTTGCGTAAGTCAAAACATATTCAAATAAATATTTTATTTTTTACTAGTAAGATATTTTTTGACCAACATAGATTAGATTAATGTTGGTAATGTTGTTGTTTTGAGCAAGTTTATATACCGACTGCCCCAATCGGTTAGCGATGTTGCTCAGCGTGTCGCCACAGCGCACTGCATACGTGCGTGACGTCTGCCCTATAACGGTCAATTTATCGCCTGGATGCAGCATGCTGTAGATAGTCTTTCCGTTGCGTGCCGCTAGTGTATACATGTTCATGCCATAACGGTTGGCAATTGACCACCAACTGTCACCGGACTGCACTGTGTAAGTGCTACCGGAAGTCTGCTTGGCTTGTGCCGATGTCTGCAGTATCTCGACGTCGTTGCGACTGATCCAACTCATGATACCGGCCAGTAGTACTCGGTTACCCGATACCTGTTGCACACGATAGGCTTTGCCGTGTACCCATGACGGGATAGACTGACCGCTTGCCCAGTGAATTGCCGAGAAGTTGACCTTGACCGTGTATCCAGGCTTGATGTCGGCCTTAGGCGTGTTGTCCGCCTTGATGCCCTGCTTGACGGCTGACGGCTTGCTTACAGGTCTGGTAGCACTCCCCTTGTGGTAGCCGTTCTGTGTGATATTCGTCAAGTCGACATTACCGTCGAGTCCACCGCCACGATAGCAGCTTGTGAATTGCCACATTCCGACGCCGTCCATGCTTGGGAAGTACGCATAGTCCGGTGTGGTGGTGACGTTGTAGTCCTTGTAAGCTGCTATCCACAACGAACCGGGATATTCCGCCAAGATACGCTTGTAGTCGACGTGTGCCAGTGTGTAAGGTTTGTATGAGTAGTACACGGGTGTGTAGCCTGCGTCAGCTATACGTCGCATACCATAGATGATGGCATCCGTATTTGCGGATTGATCGCAAGAAGCCCCATCTTCATAGTCCAATGCCACGATTGACCGCTTAGGTGTTTGCACGCGCGGCAAAAAATAGTCCATGCACTGCTTAGCGGCTTGCTTGTCAGAGCCGACTTGATACCAGATATACGTATGCATACGCAGGCCTTGCGCGATGCCGGTAGCAACTTGTGACTGGTAGGTGGCCTGCGTGTAGATACCGCTGGTGTTGATGCCGCCAATTTGCGAAATTGCGAACTCGTCACTGGCTTGACCTTTAACAGCCGTATACCCTTGATACCGTGATAAATCCGTCCCCTGCGCTCTGCTTGCCTGCGCGTTTTGACCGCATAAAAAAAGCCCCGCAACTGCGAGACTTGCAACGACAACTTTATTGATTTTTACCATCAGAAGATTCGCCACCTTTCGGAACCGACATGACGCCAAGAACTGTCAAGATTGTCAGCACTGTATTTACACAGTCCTGCACCGCAGACATCTGTCCTGTCAAATCCAGCCCAAAAATCCCGGCAATCTGCTGAGCAAAAAGCAGCAGCGCCGACACTAGTCCGACTACCGTCCCCCGATTCAGCGTTCCGTCTGCATTGTATAGTGCCTTTCTGATTTTATCTCCCATGATTAGTATCCTCCTTAAGATTCTTAATTTCCAAATCGTGCTCCTGCAGCTGCAGTTCATGATGTCTGAGATCCTCATTGATTTTTTCGATTTCCGATTCCTGCCTGTGGAAATTCCCATTCAATCTCTTCAGATTAACATTAAGCTCATCGAGTGACGACCTAAGCGGGGCCAGAACATTGGCAATCCCACTCTTGAACAGTTTGGACCCAAGTGTGATTAACCCGCCGATGAGCGTCACCAAACTGAGGATTTCTCCCCAACTCAGTCCCCATAACCCATGAATCAAACTATCACCTCAATCTTATTATCCTACCCACCCTCCACGTACATATAGTTAAGCTGTTACCGTATCTTCTGGGAACATCTTGGCATAGTCAGACTTGGCAAAAAGACCGACCTTCACAAAAAGCTGCACATTTTCTTTAGTGAAAAGGCCCATCCGGTAAAATTCATTTACGATATCATAACTATACATTCTTCATTTCCTCCTTCGAATCTGCATTCTGAACCATCAGCGTCGCAACCGTCTTCTGTAGCATGGCAACCTGATTTGTCAAGTTGGCCATGGCGAGCATCTGCTGAGCCTGTGCCTGCTGATCAGCGGTAGGCGTAACAGCTACTGTATCAGCCGGATGAGCCGCATCATATTCCTCTTTAGTAGCTCCAGACCACGTCTTTGTATCTGCGTGCCACATGACAGGCTCGTACAGACCCACACCGTTTGAATCAACAGGTGCTACAGTAGTTGCGTTCTGTGGCACTGTACCGCCATCCTCGATGAGGTCGGTGTGAGTATAGATGTTGTTTTCATCAAAATAGTAAATTAACATGGTAACCTCCTAGTAAAGGATATAGGACATTTTTAGCGCAGAACCCTGACCAGCCGTTATTGCTTGCCTAGGGTAAACAGATATCATGCCATCACATGGTTTACTATCCATCTCCAACGATGGATCCAGAAAGACATTCCTGGACATGGCGTCGCCATGAGTATACCCGTTTAGTATCGATTTGGGAAAAGACGCCACGTTAACCTCTTTCCATGCTTCCAGCTTGGGGAATTTGACCCACACATAAACATTTAGAATCATGAAGTTCGGAAATTCAATTCGATGAATATTATTTCCTGCGGCTACTTGGGATCCGTTCATTGCAGTAAAACACTGATTAAAATCCGTAACCTTAAACGCCCCCGTCGTTGCCAGCGAAGGCACATTAAGCAGCGCATCCCATCTCGTCCTCGGGAAAAACTGCGTGTTAGATCCATCTGATAGTTGTGCGATATACGTCATAGTTTACACATCCTTTATCTTAGTAATTTTGACTATTTGCAGAGTGTCCAACTTGGTTTTGTCGGTGTACGACATAAGACCGTTAGTTTTCTGCGTAGCGTTTGCCGTTGTCGTTGCGTTTTGTCCGGCCGGTCCCTGTGGCCCCCTCGGACCGGTAGCTCCAGTTGCGCCTGTAGCACCGGTTGCTCCGGTAGCACCCTTGGGGCCTTGAACGCCTTGTGGTCCAGTGGCCCCGGTTGCACCTCTCGGACCTTGAACTCCTTGAACTCCTTGAGGGCCCTGTATCCCTCGGCTGGGCTTGTTGGTGTCAGTGCCGTTGATGAACCAGTTGCCATTGCTTCCGATTGTAGGGGTCGGTCCAGCCGGACCTGTGGCACCAGTCGGTCCCTGTGATCCGGTTGCGCCTCTCGGGCCCTGCACACCCTGTACGCCCTGAGGACCTTGTGCACCGCGGCTTGGGCTCTTGGTGTCAGTGCCGTTGATGAACCAGTTGCCGTTGATTCCGATTGTAGGGGTAGGCCCAACCGGACCCTGTATACCCTGTGGTCCCCTCGGACCAGTAGCTCCTGTAGCTCCCGTATCGCCTTTGACACCTTGAGGACCTTGTGAACCAGTATCTCCCTTAGGCCCTTTGATGTTGCCGATTAACGTCTTTGTCATTTACTCACCTCATTCATTTGTAACATAGTACAGATTACCGTCCGAATCGAGCGAGAATTCAGGAGCATCACTTCCGCTCGAAACTGCCCACAAATCCCCGTTGGTATCAACGGTCAGCGTAAAGAATCCGTTTGCCGGCACGGTGACACCGGAATCTCCTCGTTCCCCCTTGGGACCTTGGAGCCCTTGTATACCTTGAGGCCCACGTACACCGGCAGTCCCTGTTGCTCCTGTGTCGCCCTTAACGCCTTGTGGACCTTGTGAACCGGTATCCCCCTTATCTCCTTTAGGACCAGTAGCACCTTCGAGTCCCTGCACGCCCTGAATACCCTGCGGTCCGGTGGCTCCTGGCAATCCCTGAGGGCCTTGTGCTCCGGTACCACCAGTCAGACCAATCGGCCCTGTTGCGCCAGTAGCGCCTTTATCACCTTTATCGCCTTTGATACCTTGAGGACCTGTCGCACCGGTCAAGCCAATCGGTCCCGTCGCGCCAGTAGCACCCTTTTCTCCCTTATCGCCCTTATCACCTTTCAAAGAATGAAGCCAATCGGTCGCCGTGCCCTTAAACCCTTGGATAACAGCGATGTCATACGCACTTAGCCCGTTAGTTCCGTCTTTGCCGTCCTTGCCGTTGACCGCTCCTGGTATCACATATTTTTTTAAATATTCGTGCAAATCCAGTACGGCATCAGCGTGTGTTTGCGGGAAGAACTGCTGCTCATCGCCGTTTTCTTCCAACTCCATCATTTTTTTGATTTTAGCCACGATTTACACATCCTTTACTTTGTCAATTTTTAGCCGTGTAGATGACGTCACCGTCAAATCACCATCAGGACTGGTCCCTCCTGTAATCTGCACCATGGGCGAGGACCTGACATTATCGCTATCAGTGGCAATGTCTTTGACGCACAAGATATGCAGTTGCGGATCTACCTGTCCTGCTTGGTAAAACGTGTTGAGATTGAGCTGCATTGCATCCAGTCTCGATTTAAGTGTCTCATAGACTGCACCGGATACATCGATACGCGCGTTAATGACTTCGGCATTGTCGGTTTTGGAATTCAGAATGCTATTGAATTCCTGGGAGAGCTTGTTGGCCAAATTGCGCAACGCTTGCTCCTCGTTGTTTGCATGATTTTTGTAATCAAGAACCGTCTGCCTGTCATCATACACGTCAGCAGACGTCTGTTCTGCAAGCCTGGCCAACGATTCTCTCACGTCAACGCCATACATTTTCTGGCGCAACCACTTGGCCAACGTTTTATTTGCCTCAGACACCTTGGATTGGTCAACAGGACTATCCGTGGGCATGATATGCGTTGGATCTCTATAATCGACTGTCATTCTATCCCTCCTTAAACAAAAATCTGATTGTAACTGTAGCTGCAGTCCAGGATGGCACCATTGTACTTGTCCGTGTATTGCCATGCATCGGCTCCCGCAGGTCTGGAAGAAGCACCCCAACTGGCTATCCATTTATACTTAGCGTGACTGTCGAATCTACTGCTGAACCATGAAGCACTGGAATAGTCGCATGTATTCGTATAGCCGGCATCGGTCAGCACCTTGTTAAATGCATCCACCTCCGCAGTCAGCGTTGCCTTGTCCTTGGCAAGAGAAATGTCCTCAACGTCGCACGATACAACAGCAGTTGTCGGTATACCTTTGGCCTTGAGCTTGCCTAAGAACCAGTGTGCTTCCGCCTGTGCATCGGCGACGGACACTGCCAGCAGATAGTGGTACGCTCCTATGAATTTCATACCGGCGGCTATGCCACGGCTCTTCTGTTCGTCAAACAATGGATTGAGATACGCACTGCCCGCTTCCGAGCCTTCGGTGAGCTTGATCATCAAGCCCTTAACTCCGCTCTGGTGCAAGCTGTCATACCATGACTGAGCTTGACTGCCATTGTTCGATGACAGGTCAATGAATTTACCGCCGGCGGTCCACGTTCCGGTGTTACCGCCGTTGCTCTCAAGCTGCTTTACCCTCTCGGAAAGCCTGGTATAGCTGTCTGAAAGCTTACTGTAACTGTCGGAAAGCTGCTGATTTTGTTTGGTTAAGTCCTCGATTTCCTTGTTTGCTTTTGTCTGACGTGACATCAGACGGTTGATCAGTGCCTTCTGCGCGTCGGTTTCCGACCGGTGCTGTTCACGATATGCCGTCAGGTCTATCGGATTGTCGCTGAGGGTGATGGTTGAATCGGCGATGTTGAGCAGGTCCAGTGACATGGCTACGATGCGTTCCGTCGCATACAGACCCTCTAGTTGATTTACAATGCTGACATAACTCCCGCATTCGATCATCCCGATAGTTTCTTCCAGGAAAGACAGGTCGATGTACCCTGCCTGCAACTGATACTTGATGGCCTTCTGCGCGTCAAGAAAAGCCCTGCCCTTTGCGAGCAGAGCCTGTGGCGTTGTTACGTCTTCCCACGTTTCAGTTTTGACGTGTATGCCAAACTGATTTATCAAAGCCTCATCGCGCAGATAGTCACTGCCGTTGTTGACGCTTGCGATTGTCAAATGCGGACTGGATACATCGGTGCTGCCGTCACTGTTCTGACGTTCCTGCGTTGCACCCAGCGGCTTGAGCACCGTTACGATTTCTGTCGGGTCAACGTTTCGTGAGCTCGAGACCATGTTGTGCGAAAGCTCGATTCTCTGCGGACAATCGGAGGAGATTTCCGGCTCGTAGTCAAGCATTAGCTTGCCGTCCGCATTCCTGATCCTCATTTCTCCACCCAAGCGACTGATGAGCTTGTCTTGTATGTTATCATACGTATCTTTGGTATCATCAGCATATCGATACACGTTATCCGTTGAATTTGTCACCGTGACCGTCCCGAGCGTTATCTGCTTGTAGGACTCGACCTGCTTATTGTGCTCGGTTATGAGAGACTGCAGAAAGTCCTTTGGCGTCGTGTTATGGAACTCCCTCCACGGTTGTACGCTGTCGTGCAGGAACCCTTCCAAGCCCTCACACGTAGCTTGCTTTTCAACCGTACCCGAACTATCCATGCTATCCGTATACGTTAAAACTCGCCCTTCGAAGAGAGTCGCATTCTTGTCCGGACGAGTTATTTTTACAAAACAATTGTAAGGATCGATCTCAGTATACAAAGCATGTGTCGGATCTATATCGAACGTAAATGAATCATATGTCGTCGTGCTTTTCGATAGCACCGCAGAAACAAGCCTGTAGTTTGGGAAGATGTCCGAGTTGAGCACCTTCTCTTCACCATTCCAACCGTTTCTGATCGTAATTCTAAACCCTTTTGTCATGGCACTTCCTCCGTCCAGTTGAACTTGACGTGACCGGTTCCTTCCAGATTGACCGTGTTCTCGCCCGGCATCAGCTCCAGGTAAGGATTGACATTGTCCCCGGCTTTAAGCGCGAAGACGTGGTCATTGACTGACGCAGACATGGCCGTGGAGCAGGTAACAGTCAACCGAACCCGGTTATGACCTGTATTTATCAACAGAACGCTCTCATGCCCTTTGACGTCAACCTCGATATTGGAGGCGGCGTCAAGATTGAAGTAGAACGTGTCCCATACATCGTCATAGCAACGCTTGAGACGATAAGCATAACACTGGAATACGACCGTCACCTTGCAAAAATTCCAACCTTCTTCGATTGTCGGAGCGGTCTGAACTTCGGCCATGAAAGCATAGCCCGGCATGGCATCATCCTTGAGCAATGTCTTTCCAGTAGGCTTCATCAACCAGTTCATCAGTTCCGTCAGTTTCTGATTCATCAATGACAGGTTCTCCTGGCCATATGGCAGACGGCAGGGAAACGTCACTGTCCGTTCATCGTACGTGTTGAGCCCGTACAAGTCGCTCAAATCGATATATCCCGTACGGTACGGCAACTGCAGCTGAGACTTGCGCTTGGACGGCATTGTCACTGTCTTTTCTGCCAGCACTACCAGCTCGAAATCGCTCGAGTGGTGACCGGCAAATTCGAAACCATATGGTCTAGATTCTTGTGTCAATCGACATCCCCCTTCCTAGCATCGCATCTCTTCTATTCCTTTCAACTGATCCGTACTGTTCATAGCTGCGGGCAAAACTGGAGCCATCGACTCTCAACTGTTTGTTGGCAATGGCGTCAAGCTTCTGCCCGATATCTGCCAGTTGCCTGTCAGCATTGCCCGAACTGAGAATACGCAGCACTTCAATCTGTTCTTCGCTGGCACCGAATATCTTAGACAGCATGGTCAGCATTGCGCTCAAAGTCTGTTCAAGTCTGTTGTTTGACTTCTCAGACTCAACATCGGATTTGGATACTCCCTGATGATTGTCGGTGCTGGCAAAATAGTCCAATGATTTCTGCATGAGCTGATATGCTCTTGACCGTTTGGACAAATCCAGTGGAATGACCATCTCCGGAAGGTTTTGCTCGGCCATCTCATACACCCCGTGAGTGGAGACCAGGCCACCGTTAGCATATCCATGTCCTTTTCCTAATGCAGAAAGACTTGCGCCATATCGCGTGCGGGCATAGTTCAGTCCGGCAAGCATGTTGTCATATCCATTCCAGATATCCTTGTGCCCGGCAAGAGCGTATGCATTGAACGTGCTTCGCTTTGTCTGCATGAGACCGAGTGCCGGACCTGAGCCGTCTCCGTCAGGGTCTGCTCCGGGCTGTTTAGCATGCGGATTGCCGCCGGATTCCGTATTGATTTGTCTGAGCACCTTGCTTACCATGGCACTGCTTGTGGAGAGACCCAACTTAGCCAGCGCCTTCTTGACATAGGGTTCCCATCTCTTTACACCAGACCCGCTTGGATTTGTGCCACTGTCATCATAACTCTTCAGCAGCTTCTTGAAGGCCTGTGTTACCGGATTTATCAGTGACTTTTTGGCCATGTTCCTTGTCTGATCCATCAATGTTGTGTGAGTGAAACTGAACGCCTGAACACTTGGCCAGTGACTGAATCCTCTGGCAATCCATTTAACCGGTTTCTTCAAGACGTCAAGCACGCTGTCGGCAATGTCCAGTGCCTTGTCCTTAATGCTTCCGATAAAGCCGGACAGTGAGAACGTACCTGTGGCATAGCCCGGAAGAGTGCCGGAATAACTGCCGGCCATCACTCTTGCTGTGTCACGTGCATTCAGCACCTGTTCGCCTTGATTGAGCGGCGCAACTTCAGCTCCGTGTCTGCCGACAATTCTGGCGGACTTGCTCCAGGGCGTATAGACCAGCTCGGGACCGGCTTCTCCGACCAGGGCAAGGCCGGTACGTGCAACACCACCGTTGGCATAGGAACTGATTCTTGCCGCCGGTCTGTATGAGCCGACATTTCCCTTGTACGACCCACCGAATGCGTGTACGACAGATGACCATGCATCAGACAGGAACTTCAAAGTGTTGTGAACAGCGGCACCCCAGGCATTATATGATTTGATGCCGTTGTTGCCTTCAGCTACAATATTCTGACTTACAGACTTGTTCTGCTTTTTGGCTTCATCTACAACTTGATTGTGCTTGGCCTTGGCGCTTCCGACAATCTTGTTCTTTGCCTCATTGGCAATGCTGACAGTAGTGTCACGCTCCGATTTGGCATTGGCGATATCCTTGTTCATCATATCCTTGGTGTAGCCTGGAATGTCCTTGTTCATTCTCCTGTACTGTTCCACTTTGCCTTTATACGTCTGTTGAGCTTTAGAAATGGTTTCTTTCCGCGTTCTTTCTGCGTGCTTAATAATCTTGTTAGCTTCGTTAGCTGATTTATTGATTAACTCCTTAGCTTCTTGATCACTAATTTTTCCTTTGTCTTTGCGTAGTTTATCGAGAATTTCCTTCTGCTGCCTGGAACTTGTACCCATTTCCTTAGCAATCGACTTAGACAATGACTGCAGCTTGCTCAATCGCTCCTTATTGTACTTTTCAGTAATTTTTTTCTTTTCATTGGCCGTATTCCTGGCAATTTCAGCCTGTTCCTTCTTCTCAGACCGGGCAAGCTTCTCCCGTTTTGCCTTGAACTGCTCCTGTACCTTTCTTACGGCTTCCTCACCAGTATAAGTTCTGCCCTTTATCTGGACATAACCGGATTCTCTGACCCCTTTGATAGTTTCAGCTTCATCCTTTGCCAGTTTCTCGCGTTTCTTGTTATAGGTGTACGTAATCCTGTTTACGTTGCCCTGCCCGTTGGCAGTGGCCGTTTTAAGGTCTTCGTTATACTTGTTTGTTGCCTTTATAAGACTGTCATATGTCTTCTTCTGACTGGACTGTCGCTTCTTGTCGGCATCATCGATTCCCTTGATGTACTCTTCATACTGTTTTTTGCTGATCTGGTGCTGCTTGTACATCTGCTCGACTGCACGTTTTTCAGCATCCGCCCTTTTTTGCGACTGCCTTTCAGCAGTACGAGCGACAGAGGCATAGAAACCTTCAAGCGTAGCCTTGGCTTTGTTCAGACTCTTGTCATCAGACTGAACCGACATCTTGATTACCGACAGGTCCGCCTTATCCATTGACTTTCGGATATCATCAGATACTCTCTTCTGCACTTTGGTAAGTGAACTCTTTTCAACCTTGACCTTGCCCACCTTGACCGTGGTTCCATCATACATAGTGACATAGCCGGTTTCAGCAATCTGTTTCTGCTGCTCCTTTGCAGCTTTCTTAACTGCATTGTTGAGTCCCTTGACGATTTTCTGCGCTATGGACGTGCTGCCAAGCATATTCCCTATAGAAGAGCCTAAAGCCGCCCCCATGGGTCCGCCAGCAGCAAAACCAACACCCGCTCCGATAGCAGTGCCAGCAACATTTGCAGCAGCTTTTACTTTGGAAGATTCAGAACCCGTCTTGATGGCTTCAGCTACATCGTCAACAATGCTATGCAATGAGATTGCAACTTCAGCCAATCCCATGATTTTCGTCCCAAACTTGCACATAAAGCTGGACAGCATGGAGCTGTTCCCAGCAGCAACAACACTCTTCGTTACACCTTTTTCCACTGCACCGGATGTCGCAATGCCTTCTTCGATTCCTTCGGCTATTTTCGCACTTTGAACTGGTTTTGACATCTTTTTCTCAGCACCTGCTGCAGAACTTCCGACACCAGTATAGGAATTACTTGCGAGCGTCTTTGCCTCGGCAAGAGATTGATACTCAAGAGCGAGCGCCTTTACTTCTGCCTGCTCTTTCGCAACCTTAGATCCAAATCCGCCAAAGACGGTGGCCAGTTCCTTTAATTTCAAAGTGAAATTAATAACTTTATCAACTACCAATAATCCTGCAATTGCAGCTCCAGCTTTCAGTACAGCTCTTCTGTTTTCTATCACTGCCGTTGTAAACTTTAGAAATAACTTGGCAGCAAAACCCACGCCTTCGGCCATGGTTTTGACATCTTTCCGGAAATCCTTCTGACCGAATAAATCTCCTAATTTCCTTGTTGCCTCAGTCATATACGGCAGTAATTCCGCTCCAAATTTGATTTCGAGGTCTTCCCATGCCTTCTTGAACTTTTCGTTGTTGGCCTGAGCAGTTTCCGAGTTCTTTTCCGACAGTGTCTGTACGTACTTGCCCTTGTCGGCCGCTTCCTGTGTCCTTTGAGTAAGTTCACCTAACCTTTGAGAATTCTCGGCAAGAATCATTCCCGCTTGTTGTCCAGTTGTTCCGAACAGACTGTTGAAAACAGCGTTCTTTTGAGTCTTATCCATTGACTCGGTGTGCTTCTGCAACACTCCCATTATGTCCGTCATGGATTTGAGATTCCCGTTAGCGTCAACCATCTCTTCCTTCTTGATTCCAAGATTGTCAAGCACTGAGTTCTTCTTGCCGATTGCCTTAACGGCAGACACCAGTGAGTTGATAACTTTGCGCAGACCTGTACCCATTTGTTACCGCAGAGGCTCTTTATCCCCTGCTTCTGCATGTTTCCATGCAGTTCAGACTATATCTTCATCCCTTGCGGGAGCTTTGCCTTCGTGGAAATTTCCGCATGAAAAAAGCGAGCCTTCAGAGACTCGCTTGATTTTTAGCTTACTTTTTCTAGTCGTTACACCTTCCCGCCGTTTCTGACGGGCTTGGCTCGGGATCAACATGTCATTTGAATAACCTGTTTATAAACGAAATTACGCCGGAGACAGCAAGAAAAATGAATATTAATACAAAATCAGCAGCTCTTGTAAAAAGATTGTCAATCCAATCCATAGGTGACGGAACACCACATAATGCCAAAACAATACCAACGACTGCTCCAACTCCCAAAAATGCCATCGTCACCCCATCGCCCTTCTTCCACTTGTACATGCTATCACCTCCGTAAAAACGTTTATCATCTCGAGATTATTATATCATGATTTAGCCTTCCCCGAATTAACAAAGTTGTTTTTCAAAGCAATTTCTCGCTAAGCGGCCAGTTTTACCAAAGCCTTGTCTGCTTCCAAACCATTATTACTCAAAACACCCATGGCACTTGCCGTTTCAGACAAACTGAATCCCGCCTGATGAGCTGTAGCCGATACATAAGACATTCCGATACCCAGAGACTGGAACGATGTTGATGTAACGTCAGCAGAGTAGGCCAAGGTGTTGACGGCTTTCTTTGTCTGAACCGTCATCTCCCTAGTAGAACTGAGCTGTTTTCCGTTCTTGTCAACGGTCATACCGAATCCTTCAAGCGTCTGAGATGCAACTTCAACTACATCGGAGAAATCATCCCCCGAAGCAATGGAACCCTGAAGTTCGGTGTTCATTGCACCAATTGCCTGCTTGCTTGTGTAGCCGCGCTTGACAAGTTCCAAATAAGCGTCAGCGATGTCTTTTTGAGACTTACCATACTTCAGTGAGTATTTCTCTCCGTCAGACTGCATGATTGCGACCGCCTTGGTTGCCTCGACGACGCTTTCACCGCCCGTCACCAGGTTATTCTTGATGACATTGTACTGACTGCTGAGTTCAGACGCCTTCTCCGAACCTTCTTCAAGCTTGCTGATAACACTCGATGTTGCTGCAGTGACGGAGCTTGCTGCAGCAAATGCTATCGGAGTGATCTTTGTAATTTTGTTCTTTAATTTTTCAAGTGGTAAGCTGGCATGTTCCGGCCACATTTTCGTGACCTTTATCTGATTCCTGATCTCAGCTTCATTCTGTCTGTAGCTGAGAGTGAGGTCCTCGACCTTTGCCTTCTGTGACTGGTATGCACTTGAGGTTTCACCGGAAACCCTTGCTGTTTCCTGAAGAAGCAGTTTTTCCTGTTTCAACTGAATTTCAAGTGATTTCCGAACGCTTTCCAACCCTTTCAGCTTTGCCCTGGCGGCTTCATTTGTCCGTCCCTCGGTTTCAAGAGCATGAGCATATGAGGTGGTAATGTCCGTCACTCTCGACGTTGCGTTGCGGACTTCGTCAGTCCTCTTAGTCAGCGTTTCAAGATTTCGTATTGCCTGAAGGTGAAGCTGATTCTCCTGAGAACTGATGGATTTTGCTTTTTCTTGTTGGGACGTAAGACTAACAATTGCTCTTTTAGCAGCATTGATTTGATTTTCATATCTCAAATACGTTTTCTGTCCTTTGTCAGTTGTAAGATCCAAACCTTTTTGCTCTGTTGTCAGTCGTTCAATCAATTTCTCCTGTGCCTGAATGGCCCTTCCTGCATCTGTAACCTTGTTAGCATACGCAGCCATTACACCTTCACCAGCGCTGATTTCGGCGAAATTAGTCCTCATTGCGTTTTTCAATGCATACGCTTCTTGTCGAATTACCTGCAGTTTTCGCCCCATTTCGCCATCATTCAAGTCGATAGAAAATCGATACCCTTGAATCTCTTCCATGTTAGCGTCCTCCTTTCATCAGTGATCTAGCAAATGCGCCAGCGTCAACCATGCGTTCTTCACGTGGTTTAGATATCAACGCCGTTTGCATGTCGGAAAATGAAGAATTGTAGTAATCATCCGGCAATACGCCATTTTCCATTAACAGTTGCTTTGCCATGTAATCAATATCATCACTTAGCTGTTTGAGCTGCAGATTCATTCTGCGTCTGGCTTTTTTGGGTCTTCACCATCCGGAAGATCATCATCGCCATTAATCGATGCCATATCAATTCCAAGGAATTGTCGTGCCATTTCTCTAAAAACATCATACTGATCAGAAAATGATGCTTCATCGAGCTTTTTTCGTTCGGATTTGCTAAGTTCGAGCATATCTTCCAAAATGTTTGGTACTTCGTCAACGATGAACCCCATCATAGCAATCGGGTTATCTTCAATCTCTAAAATTTTGTCATTCCAGTTGGTAAAATTCTTGATAAATTTCTTTACGTTAGAGTTTGAATCAGTCAAATTCCAATTCTTTTCAGGGAACCCCAGAACATTTCCGTCAATTTTAACTACCTTTGCCATTGTATCTTTTCCTTTCCATTATTCGTCTCACATTGCTCGTCTCTGTCGCTTAGCTTACTTATTCATGTGGTCCTACAACATCAGAAGATTCTGCTGTAATGAACTTCTGGGTTGATCCAAATACCTCATCGAACATCTTTTTCAAACTGAAATTTTGTGCACCTTCGTAATAAATCTTAAATGTTTTATTCCCCAATGCAGGAGAAGCAAGTGCAGTAAATGTCATCTGCTCAGTCTCTCTAGTTTGAGCAGTATCAGTATTTGACTGCACGTTCTGCTGAGTTTCGTTGAAAACTCCACGCGGAAACGCGAAATAAATTGCTTTGTTTTCGATCTCATCGTGAGACTTAACAATCAACGCGCTTTCAATGGTATCATCAGTATCGACGTACCCGCCATTTACAAGCTTACGTCCAAGCAATGCTTGCTTAACAGCGACGTTGACTTGATTATATGTCAATGCAACAGATGGCGCCGATGGCGGGTTGCTTACGTCCACAAGGGCATCGTTGCCATAGACCTTTGTCAATGTTCCTGACAAACCAGTAATATTTGCCGTTGTGGCACCTAAATTGCCTTTTTTCTTGGAAGTATCGATCTCGTAAACGCCCGTTTCAGAAACACCGCCTTTATCAATACCAACAATCACATTTCCATCTTCATCTTTAATACCAACATATGTTGTTTGTAAACCTACTACAGCCATATTCAGACCTCCATTTTAAAATTAAATTTCAACGTATTAGTTATATTTTTGCTATCCAAACTAAGGACATGACCCGCATCAGAGCAGCAATACACTTCATGCTCCCTCAAAACCTGTTTCAGATGCCGTTCCAACTCATCCATGTCGCCCACATAATCTCTAGGATAATAAAAATCAATCTGTACTCGCTTATTGCTATACAGGACATTATCATTGCCATAATCATCACCGGTTCCGACATCTTCCGTAATCAATACGAGCACATCAGAACTGACGGAAGAATCGTCAATGTAAAAAGTAAAAATATTTTCTGGCACAATGCCAGGAATATCGCCAATGTTATCAGATATGACGCTATAAACATATGCGGCAGGTGTCACAATTTCCCCACCTTTCTATCAATTGTTGATTTAAGAGACTGCTTAACCGCCTCCTGAATCTTGCCTCTTGAAGCATGCTCTGCTTGCTCCCAGAAATGCTTTCCGGGAACATGCTTATGACTTTTGCCATTACGATCGGTAGCAATCCAACCGTCATTCTGGAATCTAGCAATGTATCCACGCGATGACTCAGAAGAAAAACCCACTTCAACTCTTCCGTCAGGGTGACATTCCTCTACAATTGCATCTTGTATATGAGGAGTTTTCCCCTTGTATTCGGTATCTGAGCGAGGCGTTGCAGCTTTTAGGTTTTTTTTGAAAATATCCGCGCCAGATTTATTGGCCTTTAGTTTGTCATCTATCGTCAGGCCTTGTGCCAACCTGCTGAGCACTGCTTCAAAATTTCCTTCATTTTCAACCGACTTAGCCATTCGAATCCACCTTCTTAAGAGTGACCAAATCAAAACCGTCAGGTGGCAATCCATCATCTGATTTAATACTTTGAATATCATACGTTAATCCCTTTACTTGTACTTTAAATTTATCGGTAATCTTAGGATTATGCCGTACAAAAATTATCATTGCGATACTCTGATCTATGCCATGATAAGCAATACTGTCAGACATTGATAATGAATATTTGCCATACCACACTGCAAAATCAGCAACAAAGCCTTTAATAGGCCTGCCGGTATTAGGGTTCTTTTTACCGGTTTCTCCCATGTGTCCAAATAATGCCTTGCCCCTCATGCGACTTGGGTTAAGACTCTTCAATCGCATCCACCTCCCCGCGCATTTGGCTAATCAAGGCATTCATCGTCGCATTCATTGTGGTTACCGTACCGGTTACTGATGTCATGCGATACGTATAGTACGTTGATGCCAGTGCCAAAACTGCTGTATCAAAACGAGCATTATTTACATAGTAATCTTCATCAGCTCCGACTGCATTTTTAACAAATGATTTTGCAGCATCCAGATAGCCAGTTAGCAAAGCATCATCTGCATCATCATCAACACGTAACGAGTCCTTGAGCATCTCTAAACTAACCGCCATCTAATCACTCCTTACTTAGAAGCTGTGGAAGCTGCCGCAAAATTAGCAGACTGATCGGCAATGCTCTTAAACGAGCCGGGAACAAACGCTTCGGCATCAGTTGAGGCGACATCAAAGCGGTCAATGACGCGAATCTTGGTCGTATCCGTTTCGAACGCTCCACCACCGATATTAGTTGTCATAAGAGACATAGCCTGACGGTCAAAGAGTGTGACCGCCTGCTTGAGGTCACCGAAGTAGAGCGGGTGTGATCCAGTATTATCGGCAAGCCAACGGTCTGAAATTTCAATCACACGGTAGCCGTCAATTGTGTATTTGCCCGGTTCAGTGACATCACGCTGCATAAGATAGTCACCCATTGCATTCTTGACTTTGCGCAAGGCATTCATACCGGAAGAGTTGGTCATGAAGACCGATGTTGCCTTGATGGCAGGGTCAACAGAGTTTTCAAGGTCAATGATGTCATCCCACTTGGCCAGTGTCGACGTCTTCTTGAAAGCAGCAATCTTGGCGAGAATAGCTTGATTACGCGTTACGACAACCTTCTTGGCAATCCAGCCGGTCAGCCAGGCGAGAATGTTCTCTGCCGTGTCTGCAAGCAGCGTATTTGTGGCCGTAGTAATGCCGGCATAGCGCTTAATGACATACTTGACCGTTGTGAGCTTTGGGTCGTCATTGTCGCCAATCTTCCCGTCTTCCGTATCAATCGAAGCAAGAGGTGTGACATCAGACCACTTCTCGTAGACACGGGAACCTGTAGCCGTACCGACATTCTCAACGTTGACGTAGTTCTGGAGTGCATCATACTGGCGGACCAGAGCGTGGATAGTCGTCTGCACGTCCTCCGGAATCGTCAATCCTGCAGCTGAACCGGACGTATCAACAGTGGAATCAACCTTATTGAACACCTTTACGCCTGTAACCATATCCTTGAAATCTGATACGAACTTGTTCTTGAGTGTTTTCTCATCGGCGGTCAGCGGCTCCCTGTCCTCTGCCTTCATGTTTGCGACCTGTTCCGCTCGGGCGTCGGCATATGCTTCTTCTGCCGCGTCCCGGACTACAACAGCCTTTGACAACTCATCCTTGACGGCCTTGAGTTCATCTGCAGAATGTGAATCTGCATCCTTCTTCAAGTCAAGAATGAGGTCGGCGCGCTTATCTTCGAGCTCCTGTACCTTTGCGCCGGCTTCATCGAAGGCCAGCTTCAATTCGTTAACGTTCATTACGTGCATTGCTTTACTTCCTTTCTACTAAAAAAGCAGGTCAATCTTGGCCTGCAATCTTTCCTTATTCAAACTATCCGCATCTCTATTTTCAACAGTTTTTTTCTGAATCTTTTCATAGGCTTCTGCGCTTGCCATGGTCTTCTTCCATCTGTCCACAACGGCTCGGCTGACCTGTGGATAACCGATAGAGTTAAGTACGGGTTCTCTTGATCTGCCAAAGTCCATGACGTCATCAGCAAAACCGTAGTCGACCGCCTGATTTGCAGTAAGCCACGTCTCCTTGACCATCATGTTTGACAATTCCGACTTGTCGAGCCCTGTCTTGGCAACATATGCATTCATGATTGAATCATCAATTCCGTCAAGAAATTCTGACGTATGAGCCATATCATCAGCGTTGCCGTCAGCAATCGTCCACGCTTTGTGGATCATGATCTGCGCCGTAGGACTGATATGCACTACATCGCCGGCCATTGCGATGACTGACGCAGCTGACGCGGCAAGACCCTGAATGTTAACCGTAACCCTGCCCGAATGCTGTGACAGCAGCGTGTAAATCTCTGACGCGGCAAACACGTCACCACCGTTCGAATTGATGTTGACCTCAACTTCATCGGCACCGTCAAGCAGAGTAGAGACCTTTCCCGGATATACCGCATCCCATCCTATCCAGTCATAGAACTTACCTGTATCGTTATCAACAATATCCGCCTTGACTTCAATTACTGTCATTGTCTTCACCTCCCTTCAAGATTCCCGAGTATTCAGGCATGTCTTCCGGGAAGTAGCCGGATTTCTGCAGAATGTATCGTGCCTGGTTGCCGTCAATGGCGTTGGCCTTGACCATCTCGGAAATCTTTGTTGCATAGCCATCACCCAACGGATCCACAGCAGGGCGCAAATCAGCAGTGAACCGACAGTTCAGCTTGTTGTTCAACTCTCCGAGAATCGTCCCCATGTAGCGGTTAAGAGCGTTCGTGTACATTCCCTTGATTTGGTCAAGTGATGACTGCTGATCGCCCTGTCCGTTCAGATAACTGTCCGGTATCCCGTATACCTTAGCAATTTGATTTGCCGTCCAATCCGTCTGAGACAAAAGCGCTGACACGTCAGACTTAACTTCCAACGGCTGGTAGTCTTCAAGGTCATCAAGCACCACGGGACCATAGTTCGATGACGACTGCTGTTGCATAAACCTCCGAGATCGTGCCGCTTTTTGTTTTTCGTTCAGCAAACCGCCTTTCTTTATCGTTAAAATTCCGGGTGATACGACGGCCTGTTTAAGCGCCGTCAGCGTTAAGCGCGTATTTGCTGATTTTATATCCAGTTCAGAAGATAACGATGATAGCGGTGATAAGCCTGTTTTTCCGCCATTCCTACTGATTAACCTAAAATGAAGCATGTCAGACTGAGGAATAGCATTAACGATACCAATTTCAGGTTCATCAAACGTCGCATTATAAACAAGGGAAGAACCATCATCAAGCTCAAATACATCAACTTGCGAAGGCCTTAAGTACTCCCACCGAAGATCAACTCCGTTTTTATTGCGCCAACGATATACAAATGCCTCACCACCTAGCAGCAATTGCAAAAACACAGATTTCCAAAACAGATGGCCATTGGACATTGTAGTTGGATTGTCAATCATACCCTGCATTCTAGATGCTGACGCACGTATTCTAGACGTAGCCAAGTCTCCTGAAATGAGGTTGACGATTGCGAAAACATCTGAGTTCTGCAATGCCGGCCTAGCCGAAACATAATTGTTTTCAGTTTCTCCGGTTAAAAAATTGGCAACCGTATAATTATCAGATTCAGGAACGGACATCAAATTAAAAATAGGCACTACCTACCGCCTCCTTTCTGCCCTGCAATGGCTTCACTAAGCAGCCCTAAGATGATGAAAGCAAATCCCAACGAAAAAATTCCGACCGTGGTGCTCACACGAAAGAAACCCCAAACAAAAAAAGCGATCGATGCTACATAGAAAATAACGTCAATCACTTTCCAAATACATTGAAAAAATTTTAAAATAATCATCACCTCCTTAATCCGTATAATCACTGTCATTTGAGTTAAACCAGTCTAGAACATCTTGTTCGGTAAGCAAATCAACTTCATTGCTCTTGTCATTTACAATTCCGAAATCTTCAAAATGGTACATAGCCTGATACATGGCGTCAATAATCGCATCCACAACGTCGATTTTAAGCGTTGCTTTGGCCTTATCAACCTGAATTCCAACTTTATCTTCATATAACTGAGCATTGATCAATGCTTTCTCCATAATTTTATCGTCAAATCTTGTTACCGAACCTTCTACAAATATCTTCTGCAGAAACTTAGTAGGATCTTTTAATTCACCCGTCCGCTGCCTGATTGCCTGCAATGGATAACTTGTATTGTATTCAAGGCGCTTGATAAATTCATTGACCCCCATGGCATCATATCCAAAAAATACAACTTTCAACTTATGTTCATCAACAAAATCAACCAACCAGTTAAATACTTGTTCAGTACTTATTAGACCTCGTTCATGCGCTGTTATCGTACAATAACCTTTTTTGGCTAAATCCCTATAATTGATCCCGTCTTGTTTTTCTTTCGCCTCTATGGATCCTGCTCTCTGCCACGGTATGAAAGAATGCTGCATGACATGCCACTTTCTACCCGTTGTGTCCGCGTACGGAATAACGAACGCCAACGCTGTGTTATCACTTGACATTGAATAGTCAAATCCAAGATAAGCAACCTGTCCATCGTAACTAAAGTTATCAATAATCGCACTTTCAATATCGTTAAGTTTCAGGAAACTATCGGTTGACTCCTGCAGCCAAAGATTCAAATTCTTGTTCTGAAAATCGGAAATAACTCCGGACAACATGTCACTGTCGCGCTTGTCTCTGAGACCTGCTAACAGTACATCATGTTGGTCTGGCAATTGCAACAAAGGATTTGACTTAACCCAAGTCTCATCTTTGAAAGTCTCGTCTAAGTCATCTTGAGCCCATATTAAGCCTAAATAGCTGTCCGCATCACGATTCCAATCTTGCTCCATCGCCTGTTGCAACATCTTCTGATCTTCATGGAAAGGAACGCTTGGATCAGGATATGACGTCGATATCTGAATAAACTGTTTATTCTTGATTTTAACTTGACCCGAGATAATTTTTGAAACTTTGTCACGCGATTTTACTTCACCAATTTCGTCAACGATAGCTGTAGTAAAGTGAAAAGAATCGAACTGTCCAGACTCAAACGAGATGGCTCTTAGAACATTATTCGTCCTTTTTTCGATTGTTTGATCAGACTGCGTTGATAGCTCCGTCTCGTCAGCTAAAGATTTAAAAGGTTCTGTAACTGCTATCTGACGCAGCATAGACTTAATGTAGCCATACAACTTGTTAGTTTGCTTAAAATTAATCGAAGCAACCAGATAATCCTGATTGGACAATCCAAGGCTCTCTATCAGATACGAATAGCACATTAAAATAGCCATCAAATACGTTTTTCCTTGTCCACGAGCAACAGAAACGATCGCTCGCGTAAATCTCTTGCCTCCTTCCCGATTCCGCCAACCAAAAAGCATTGAAAAAATAAACTTCTGCCAGTCCATAAGCTTAGTAGGCTCTCCTGTGTCAACATTTGGACAAATAGAAGCAAACTTCAACAGCTTTTCCGATTCGTGAATATCATAAGTATATGGAAAATCAGCTTGACCTTGTCTCTGTAAGTCTCTCAAGTGACGAAATGCAGCAAGTTTAATGAGGTATCCTGTTGTTATTTTTCCGTCAAGCACATCAAATGCATACACTGTACCAGGGTCCGTATATTTTCTTCGCTCTTGATTAAAATCAAGTTTCTCATACATACCGATCACATCATGCGATTGCACAAGGTCTATTTTCTGCATTTCATCACCTCCTTACCTTAACTTATTTAAAGAAATCCTTCAGCTCATCTGTAGCCGATTTATCGGTTTTAGCAGCAATCGTCATTAATTCTTGTCTGGATTTAGGTGACAATCCAAGCTGAGCACCAATTGCGTTAAGCTGGTTGCTTGCATCCTTCATAGTCATGACAGCAGGATTCTTCCTAAATCCCGCAAACTCCTTGCCAATGATTTCCCCCATCTGATCTTGAAGAGTCTTGTACATAGGCGTTTGGATACCATTTTCTTTGACATCATGGTATGCAGCTCTGTATATATCGTACTGTGTACAGTACTGCTCAACCAAACTAGTATCAATTCTTTCAACACGTTCTGTCGCTTCGAGAAAAGGAACAATCTTACGCCAGCATTCCTTAGCTAATGTTCCCAAATAATTCGGCGGAGTTCTAGACACTTTGCCATCATTTTGTAAATAATATGGCTTCGATGCCACGACTTTCACCTCCTCACAGCCCCCCTACATAAAATTTTGAAAAACTGTTTGCGACACAAGAAGAGGGCAACGTGCGCTCTTCTGATGTTGCTCTATGGGGCGGGGGGACTAAAATAAATGTCTTTGAGTATAATTACATTCAAGAAATTATCTGCTCTCTAATGCCGTTTTATGAGCATCTAACAGCTTGACCAACAAATTTATATCCTCCACTCTGCCAACGTTTTTCATTTCATTGCCTGCGCCAGTTCCATAATAGTTGCGCTCCCATTTGGTTTTTGCGTTGTGGCAAGGCTTGCAACAAGTGATCAGGTTGCTTAAATCAGACTTCAAATTGCTATCGTACTCTACCGGAACAATGTGATCGACAATGTTTCCTGGTCTGGTTATTCCTTTATGCTTGCAATATTGACACAAATAACTATCACGCAACAATATTCCTGCACGAATTGATTTCCATTCTTTGCTACGATAGAATTTATACTGATTTTCTTTTACGGTTCTTTTGCGCGTTGTCGCATTATAAACATGGTTATACTCTTTTCTATTAGGGCTATCGCTAATATGGGCAGAGCAGTAACAGTCATAACTGGGAATCATAGCGTGACACCCTATGTGTTTACACCGTCTATATCTCATCCCTGATGCCTCCTTCAATCCATTTAACAAAAAAGCCAGTCTATTGCAGACCGACTTTGTTGTAATATATTATCTATAATTTACCATCAAGCTTATCCTCTATCATCTGTTTAAGCTCAAGCAGGTCCTTTTCGTCAGCATAGTTTCTGACATAACGGTCACTCCTGTTCCCGACTGCCGAACCTTCGATACTATCATCATACTACCTGAGATGTCTGCAAAGTGTATGATGTTAGTCTCGCATTTGTCTCGTAATCGTCTAATTTCTTTTCCTGCTTATTCATGATATTATGATATGGGAAAACAGGTAAGGCTAATAACCAACCTTACCTGCCAAACTATTTATAAGGGCGTCAACAATGTCTTTGATGATTTCAAGCAATACCGTAATCGGTGCGGCCCATGCGCCAATTGCAACGTACCTTGAAATCTTAACCTTGTTGAGCTCTTTTTGTTTGGCTTTCTTTCCCAAATCTTTCACCTCCTTACAATCATTTTTTGTTAAAAATATAAAAAAACAAGGCTTGTCGCCTTGCTTCTTAATAATATTTTATAATCGTTCTATTTGTATACATGCAGATCAGGGCACCCTTTCTGCAGTTCCAAACAATCAGCGAATTCATTGTATGCCTTGTCCCTCAGCTTGTAGTACGTTGCACGCTCGCAATACATTGTATCAATGACTTGCCAGTTCTGAAGACCTTGCACGTATAGTGCCTTGAGGATGTGGGATGACGTCTGGGAACAATGCGCAAGCGCTCGTGATACCCCATCGATGATTGCTCTGGCAGCAACGTACTTGACCATCTTCTCTTCGCTATGATTGCCCCCGCCTCGATTAATCGGCATGTCGGAAATAACCGGTGATGCCAGGCTTGCTGGACTGGAATTTGCCAAACGCAAAATGCAAGGCAATTTATTTTCCAAGAAATTCTTAACATTGTTGGCAGTTGCTTTATAGTCGATGTTATCGATCTCCAACAGTAAATCTTCCACTACGCCACTCCCTTTGCTATAATGCTATAATATATTAGTTGATTGTTTAGAGAGTGGCTCCCCTGTGGAGTCATTTTTGTTTTACACGCGGATTCTCAAAGCATTTTCAAGATGATAGTTTCTTATTTCTTCAAAAGTCCATGTATCGGACAAATTTCTTGGGATGCTTGATGAGAATACGGTAATTATTCTGTTATCATCAGTCCTTGCATACCATAACACTCTGCTGTTAACAACACGGACAGCATATCTCTGTGGATTCATTCAATCCCCCCCTCCGGCATATTATCTGAGCCTTCCGGTTGCGATAATATGCTTCCTACGCCCTAGATTCCATTCCTTAATCCAGTACTTGACCCGACTGACGGTCATTCCTAATTCCGCACCTATGGCGGCATCGGTGGCTCCTTGATTAATCAAGGATTTCAGCTCAGCTTTCTTCTGCTCAACTAACTTGCGATAGGGATCTGATTTGATGAGATTGTACATGCCATGCGCAAACCAGTATCTTTCTGACAACCCATACTTCCTGACGATCTTGCTTGCCGCTTCGGGAGTGGAGCCGATTGCCTCTCCAATCTCGGCATAAGTCATTCCCTTATCAACCATTTTCTCGATTTTCTCGCGTGGCGGACGTGCACGGCGCAAGTCTGCACCAGTTTTATTCGCATGTATATCGTCCTTTTTCTTCCTGACCTTCCGAACCATTTCAACAGCCTTGCAAAGATCCGGATCATTAATTGCATTCAAGTTGTCAAATGCACTCCAGCCATATCTTTCCACAATCATCGTAACCGCTTTTCCAAACTTCAATCCCATCGTCTCACCTCACCAACCAGTTGCATATCAGAAACATCAGCATGCACCAAACAAGAAACACCAAAGACAACAGACACCCGTACTTATTCATTTGGTCGGAAGCGAAGTGGTTCAAGTTTCAGCTAAATACACAAGCCAGCGATGCCCAAAATGTGGTCGTATTTACAAAAATAACCGTAATCATCAGCAACATTTGTACGTGTGCGATCGTTGCGGTTATCAATCCAACGATGACCGTATTGGCGCTATGAACATTCAGCTTTTGGGCACGCAATATATTAGTGGCAATGAACGCCCGTCTTTCAACAAATTAACAGCCGGTGAGTAAATCTCGTTGGCTAAACGGGTGTGTCGTCAACCACCCGATGATGTAGCCACATCGTGAAGAAGCACATTAGTGCGTTACTACTTCTAAGCCGTTAGGCTTGTGAGCTACAAGCCACCGATTTTAATCGGTGGTAGTTGACCTTTATACTCTTTAAAAATACGTCTATAGTCTTTAGCAAATATCACCAGATTGTGTTTCAGTTGTCTGAGTAATTCTTCCTCATTCATTTTCTATTCTCCTTTTAATTTAAAACTGCCCCTCTTCTTGGCCAATTGAAGCAATCTCCAGTGATTAGGGCAAAAATCGAACCCGTTATGTCTATGTGCACAATCATCGCACAGATTTAAATCACACGTTTCGTATCGATTCTGATTAGCAAATTCGTTATAGGAATAACGACCGCATATAAAAGATACATCCCAGTATCCCACGATGTAATCGCATAGCTTAGTAGCAATTTTGGTATAACAACAGTCACACAGTTTAGAGTTTTTAAAATCAATTTTAGTAATCATTGTTCAAACTCTCCTTCCATACATGCGTATATTTTCGCCTCTCAGAGCTTTTAGTACATTTACGTCCATTTACCTTATTTACGCTACATTTATTCTCTGCGCTTATCATGTATTCTCTGGCGATGTCTCTGTCCAGTCTTGCCAACAAATCATGCTCTAATTTGGAGCTTGTAAGTCCGTAGTCTCTTGTGATGCGCATCTAAGCGCCTCCTTCTCTGCTTCTTCAGCAGTTTCAGCTTTGACCAATTTGTTTGTGATGACCTTGCCGATTTTAATAGTAACTAAGTAGTTTTTCATCTTCTTCCCTCCTTCCGATGCGCCGGCGGAGGACTCGAACCTCCTCATCATGAGATGGACCGTTTCCGGCACGCCTGAGCTTACATATCCGTACATGTCTCTTTACTTATTAAGGGAGGCTCTGCCCACTTGGTCAGGCAGAAATTAGCCGGTTCCGTCGGCCGCCGCTCAGTAGCGGCCCCGGCTATGCACGCGTTACGCTTTGAGCGCTGACCATGATGTCCGCGTGCTATCTATGACCCGATTTGCGCTACACTTCAGGTTTTCAATTGTGAGTATCTAACCCCGTCAACGCTTGCGTTCTCAGATCATAAGACTAATATCTATCGTTCTTCGCCCCGGAGCATATAGGGGCGATGGACCCTGCAGGGCTCGAACCTGCGACCGGACGGTTATGAGCCGTCTGCTCTGCCGACTGAGCTAAGGGTCCGTGACCATGGCAAATGCAGTGTTTGGTTTGCCATGGTGTGATTATCTGATAATATCCTGCCAGTCATAATCGATGTTGATCATCGGCACCGGCTTGACTTTTTTCGTGGTGCCCAGAATAGCGACATTGAAGTAGTCCTTACGCATGACAACCACTTCAACCGGAACACCGTACTTCCTCGCAAACAGTGAAAACTTTATTTTAGACTTCTGATCTATGGCATACTCGGTATATCCGTTCTTGACGTCATATACATGCTTGATTGAGCCGTTCCTGTCGTACACCACGAAATCGCTCTTATATACCGTCTGACGAAGCTTGACTAATTCCAGGGGGAATGTCTCAAGCAACGTAAATCGTTCCTGTGTGGTAAACTGGTAGCCGCTCGGCTTAAGATAAAGCTGATAGAAGCTTGCTTCCTTCATCGAATCAAATTTAAGACCGTCGATGACAACCTTTTTTCCAAAGTGTGAAGCCGCATGAGGTGTATTTCGCACTAATACGTTCTCCTTTCCCTCCGTCAATCATTGCTTCTATCTTCCTCGCCCCACGTCGCCAGCATCAGCCTGGCGCAATCCGCCATCATGTCGGCTAGGCAGTAGTTGAGCGCATAAGCCCCACTCTTGTCATCTTCACGCTTGTAATCGGACAACACTTTTTCAAGCATTTCAGAAAATTCTCGCGTCGAGTCACACAGATTGTACAACTGCTCAGAATAGCCGTTGCTTTTTTCACGGTGTTTTTCAAGCCATTTCATATAGTCATCAAGATAAGTCATTGGTATTACCTCCCTTTTGTCCATTAATTATGCCGTTAATCGTATTTCTTCAGTACGTCATATCCATAGCGTTCGAAAATCGTTTCAGACTGTGCTGTCGACAGATCGTAGATACTGCATAGTACAAATATCATGTCAGCGTATTTGAGTTCGCTGTCCACAACATCGTCAATCTCGAACCCCTGCTCGATATGCATTTTCACTTCATTTTCAATATCACTCATGATTTCATCGACAATCATGAAGCCTTTTGTCATCTGCATTGCCAAACCTCTCCTTCCAATCTCTGAACACACTGTCAAATTTCCACCGCTCCATGACTTCTTTGGTTTCTTCAAACGTCAACTTGTAAATGCCACAAAGCAAATTAACCATATTGTCATAAATGTAACCGGCGCCGGCAATCTCGCCAAACGTTTCTCCCTCTATAAGCCTTATAAAAATTCTGCTAACGATAATGCTCAGGATATCTTCAACGTCCTGTTGTTTTTTTGCTTTTTTCATTTTCATTCTCCCTTTCCTTTCAAAAATTGCATTGGCTTCTCTGGCCACTCAAGTTGCACCTCTACGAATTTTGGTTCGGGCTTCGTAGCCACAGGCCGAAATTCATAGGCGGACTCAGGTATCAGCTCATAGTCCATCAGCATTCTGGCACTCATACCTTCATCTCCCTCTCGGCCCTCATGCGCTCAATCTCGGCTAGTGCCGCCTCCATGTCAAAATTGGCATTCTGCTCTTCGGTCAGCCTGTCCAGCTCGGCATTGTGCTTCTCCAGACTGTTCTCAGCAGGAGTGCGCCGTCCATTCTGTCTTGCCTGTCTGGTACGACCACGGTTGCCGTGCTCTGCCTCCAGCGCTTCCGCATCAGCAAGTGTGCGGGCTTTCCCTTCCCATTGCCTTAGAACCCCCAAAACGAACTTCCAGTTACGGGCATTCTTTTCCAAGGCAATCTGCATAGCCTTGATGATGATTCCACCAGGCTCTTCCGATTGACTGTCCCACTCGTCATACGTCTGCCGCAGTTCATCAGCCATGTAGCTGTTAATCATCCCGAAATTGGTCTGGTAAAAATCAACTACTTTGGCAAAGCCGCCGCAGTCGGTTGTCTGTTTCTGCTGATCCTCTATGTTAACTACATTTGGTTCAACGGCTTTCTCCTGCGTCTTTGATTCTTCAGTACTTAGTTTATTAGTACTTAGTTTATTAGTATTTAATTGTGGCTGTTTTTCCGTGCACGGTTCCACTGTAGACGGTGATACCGTGCACGGTTCTACCGTGAACGGTTTTTCCGGTCGCGGTAAAGTGTGTTGCGGTTGCTCGTATACATCGTAGTTATATCCGATATGTCCACTTGAGTCTCTGGTCATGGTTCGAACTAAATAGCCGTTTTTCTCAAGTTCCTTAAGTGCTCCTTGTATGATGTTCTTGCTTTCCTGGCAGATAGCAACCAACCCAGGAACTGAGTAATCCCAGTCATCAGGCAACGACAGCATCTTAGATAAGAGCCCTATCGCTCTAAGTGACAAGTTCCTGTCCCTTAGATGATGGTTACTCATGACCGTGTAGTTTCGGTTCTTGTTAACTCTGAAATATGCCATGACTATCTCTCCTTCCTTTCCGATTCGGGCATCCCACCCGTCCGGTGTCATAAGGCCACTGCCCAAGCTTCCTTACTCAACTTCAATATCCGCGGCACTTGTGAACGCCGTGATTTGCTTCGTCGCCCTGCAGTACTCGCAATGACCGCACCGCTCCGGTTCAGTTCTGCCGGCAATCAGGTCGGCGATATGATCCTGATGTTCCTTGACATCTTCCAGAGCCTCCTTAAGATACTCCTGATCTTGTTCGGAATTGAAACTGAAAGCGTCATGGTCGCATGGTGTCTGCTTTGACACCGCGAAGATGAACGGCTGGCACTCAACGCCAAACGTCTGCTTGATGAGCTCGGTGTATACCGCCATCTGAAGGTAATATCCGTATGCCTTGATGAACGGCACCTTGCGACGCTCATCCTTGTCCCAGAACCCCTTGTGAATGTCTGCTGTGGTCTTGATGTCGCAGAAGTACTGCTTGTCAAGATTGAGACTGTCGATTTTGCCCTTCCACTGATGGCCGAAGATATCTCCAGTCACAATCACTTCCTTCTCGCCGACACTGTAAAGGTTATTGAACACCTGATCAGCCTCCAGACACTTAATCATGTTGTCGCCGACCTTGTACGGAGCACGAAGCGCACCGCTCTTGGTCATCATTGCGTCCTTGTTTTTCTCGATAAATGCAGAGTGACTGGCCTCGCTCTCAAAGTAGCTATGCACGTAGTTTCCTACGAGCAGAGCGGTAGGATCCATGACGGGCATGTATTCTCCGTTCAGCTTGGCCAGCGCAAACGCCTCGCACCGCCTGAAGTCCTTGTAGAGCGACGTACTCATGTAGTCAAAGCTTGTCTCGTTATCGTAGTAGTTTTCCGCTGTAAGTTCCATTTTTCATTCTCCTTTTGAGTATTCTTCTGCCGGATTGAACAAATCTACCGGGCGCGGTTCGCGTTGGAATTCTTCCGTTTCCTGTTGCTGAACGTGTTCCGGATCCATCGCCTGTGCAATCAGGGCGTCAGCCTTGTTCTTGGCCTTGCTGTTTTCGGTCGCCTGCACCTGCTTCTTTGTCTGCTGCATCTGCATTTGTCCGTCGTCATCTTCCGTGTAGAGCGCCCCGAGAGTTTCAGGGAACGCTTCGCGCAAGGCATTCACGATGGCCGTCTTCCGGATCATCGTTGCCGGCATGGTCTTCCAGGTTGACTGACCTTTGGAAAATTCACTAAGCGAAATCTCAACCCTGACGGGAATATCCCTGTCTTTGCGGTACACCTCACACCAGCCGCCGACAAGCTGATCAAAGTCCGGTACTGTAAAGGCACCGTTGCGGAACTCAACCCCGTTGTTATTCACAACAATTACGCCCGCTTTAAGGCCGTTGTACTGAGGATGAGACTCAGCACGTTTCATGAAGGCCTCTTTCGACGTGATAAGCTGTGCAGGCTTATCTCCGAATTTGACAATGAAGGCCTCATTCAGGAACGGATTAAGATGCTGAAACTTACACAGGTTAAGGAACATCGCAATTTCCTGTCCGGTAACTTCTTTGGAATTGCCGCGGACAAGATAGTCCCTCACGATGCTTGGAGAAAGTGTCACGTCATCGCCGTTTGCCTTGAATGTAATGCTTCGTGTTTGTTGCTTCTGTAATTGATTCATTTATATTCCTCCTCTAACATTTTTCCCTTAGATTCGTCCTCAAGGACCTTTACGATAAACTTCAAAGCCTGGATCATCGTTTCAAGCTCACAGTCACCCCCGAGGGCAACTTCAACCCCACATTCATCCCCGCATTCATCAGACACGTAATAGTTGTACCGATCGCTATAACTATGGATCTCCATATCCGTGCCTGCTTCATTTTGAATGCGAAAATAGGTGCGACCGCCATGGCTGGTATCACCGCCACGATAGCCGGTAGTCCCGGCCTCAACCTCTAGAATGTTGCAACTTTCAATTTCTCTACTGTAGGTCGTGATTTTAGTTCCATCTTCTAATGTTCTTAAATTCTTTTTGATTCCGTACATGCGTTTCTCCTCCTGAATTTGTGTTATAATATAAGCGATTTATGATAAATTCGGGCCGCCTCTTTTTTCAAGGGGCGGTTTTTTTAATATCCAAGTTTATACTCCATCACTTACCTCTTTTTCATCCTGATTTTTTCGATTTCTTCAAGTTTTGAGGCAGTTTTTTCGAGTATCTCATCACCAAACTGCTTTCTTGCAATGTCTGTAATGATTTTTATGTCTTTGCCACGGGCACTTGCCTCACGAATCTGAAATGCGGAAACATAGGCCATTAAATTTGTTCCGGCTTCGTGGCCAAGATGGACGAATACACTGGTCGTTAGGTAAGTGGCAATCCTTGTTGCACTTTCCGTCTCCCAGCCCGAATCCCCTATCATGGCTAACAGGAGCCCTAGTATATCAAGTCCAACTTCCACTTCATTTACCTCCTTCTTCCTCCTCAAATTCTTTCACTGTGCCAACAATCCAATCGTGCACTTCATGATCGCCCACGGTGGCGCTTGTAATCATATAGTACTCTGCCGAGTTACGTTCGACTGTGCAGCAATCTTTGACTACACCGATTAAGTGCACGCCATCTTCCTTTAAAACTACTTTGACGCCACGAGTTACCGCAAGTTTAAATGGTGGGAATTTACAAAGCCTGTGATAGCCGTCATCCGTTGCAACCCGTGCTAAGCCGATATACTCGCTCATTTTATTCGCCTCCCTTCAGTGCGGCTTCAAACAGATGCAAGGAGCGTCTGTCCAGTCTTTCAAGGCTGTCCATCAACTCGGATCTGTTCCACGCCGTATCAACTGACTGCTCAAGCGACCAGTCATCTGTGGCCATGATATCAGCCACGGTGTACTGCTTGAGGATTCTGTTCCTCGTCTGTTTAATTCCTGCTAAAACGTTCATTTATTGCCACCTTCTTCAATATCCTTGATTGCCTTTTCCATATCTTCCGCATCGTTTTTATTGCGAGTACGGATAGCGTTGATGAGCTTGTTACGGTTTTTACCTCTGCTTCGTTCTATCTCCAGAACGGTGAACGCATTAATGTATGCATTCATTGTTGTTCCCAGTCTCTCATCTACACGGAATGCCTTTTTTATCATTTCCATGCTTTTTTCCTTTCCGTTGATTGTCTTCCAACCACAAGATGGCAGCATAGCCAGAAGCATGGCAAAGTCTTTAGTTTCAATGGTTACTGATGAATTTTTTACAAACATTATTTTTCCTCCTATCTTGGCAACTTCGCCCGCCAGTCAATTCGCTGGCGATTTTCTTCCATCCACTCTTTGGCAGCCTTGGCAAAGATTATGTTCTGTGAACCTCTGCCTTGACTGGGAATCAGCCAGCCATCAGTCCCGGTAATCTCGTCGCTGAATTTCGAGAAGATATAGAGCGCTACCCACTCTTTGGATTTATTCCCGCAGCACTTTTTGCGGAATTCATCGAGCGACCATGTAATGCCTGACAAATCTTGATTAAGCAGATCATCGATTCTGCTATTGACCAAGTTTTCGACATATTCTTGATCAATCGTTATTTTTATTGGCGACATACTAAATCCTCCTATTCGCAAATTTTTTCTTCCCAGTCAATTTTCGGAAAGAATTCCTTATACCACTTCTTAGCCCCGGTAGACAGGATTACAGTTCCTGTTCTCCCGCCACTTCCCTCCTTTAAGGTGCACCAGCTTTTGATTTCGCTGATGTTGGGCTTGAGGAGGCATTCTTTAATCCATGTGACATTCTTTGGGATATCCAACTCCCGTTTGAAATCAGCGACGGACCACGTTTTGACCTCTTCAGCCTGCCGCTTCAGGTCTTCATAATCGACCCGATTGACCAAAACCATGTCCTTTGGAATAGTTATGGTCACTTCAGCTTTTAGATTCTGCATGCCAACCCCTCCTCTCCGACAAACTTGTTTACGAAATATACTTGCCCTTTGCCTGTAACCTTAGGCGTCTTAGTAATCGTTACATGACCATCGCTATGAGTAATGGCGTTCTCCTTGATCTTGAACAGTCCCAGTTCCATCGCCCGCTGAGTCGGCATGTTATAGCTGGTACCTTTTTTGCTGATGAGATAACCGTTATCTCTCAGCCATCTGAACAGCCTGTTCTGCCCCATCGATACTCCATTCTGATGCAGAATCTTGGCCAGCTCGCCAACAAGAATCGGTGTGTCGCTTGTTGACACTGCATCAGCAAACAGCGCCTTAGGCTTCATCTGCTCAATTTGAATATCCTTCCGCTTGAGTTGTTCAGCGGCTTGCTGTAGTAAATCAGCAAGCGAACCTTTATCTGTGACAATTGCCGCCGCTTTCGCATCCGTCATGTATGCGCCGTGCTTGCGGATTGTTGGAAGCACCTTCGACGTGACCCAGTGTTTGAATTTTTTGGCATCCGGTAATTTGCTTGATAAAATCAAGCTGTAAAGACCCGACTCATTGATAATTGTGGTTTGTTGTGTTCCTCCAAGGGTGTAACATTTCGTTACCCCCTTATCTTCACTGTCTACATGATCAGCGATAGCCTTGCGACTGTTTGAGTACCCTAGCACTTCTGCTACATCTTTTCCGACAAAATAAGGTTCCCCTTCGATTGTCAAGGCTCTGATTTGTCGGCCTTCAAAACTAAAATTCTTTAATTCATTCATTTAAAACATCCTTTCTAGGAAAGCTTAAAATCAGAGATGATTTTTAATATCACCCTATTCGCTTTCGGCAAATCCGTGTTTCAATTCATCTGATACGGTTAAACCGTGTTATGTTTAAAAAATTAATATCGGCATAGCCGATATTATAAAGCCTCTGAATTCTATCGATTTCAACAACATTTGGAAAAGCCAATCCTCTTTCCCATTTGCTCAAGGTTCCAGGATTAACCCCAAGCTCTTTTGCAGCGTCTTTTTGGGTCATCCCCTTGGCAACGCGAAGAACCCGCAATGTAGGCCGATTATCAATTGTCACTTGCTATTCTCCTTCCTATAATAATTTAAGTGCCAAATCAATTAGATTCAGCAATGCTATGCCTATCAGCAATCCTAAGGTAATTTTATCTTTTGTCTCTCTTTTCATGTTGAATAAGGGGTCCTATCAAGGTATACTAACACCGCTCAAACCTGCAAAGATATGGATGGTGGTTTCGCTAGAGTCACCTGAAA